GGAGGTGGCAACCCTTGCGACAACAACAACGACGGCGATTGCATTTGTGTCAACGTAGGTGGCAATGGTTGCTTCATCATTGCCCCAGGCACCTGCGACAACGACACATCTGCTTCACCATCAGCATAACGTGCTACGCCGCGTCTGAGCGCTGCCATGTCAGTACCTCTCGTACGACCAACCATCCCTGCCAAACCCCCATTGCAGGGGCCGGAACATTTTAGACTGAGCATCCTTCTTCATGTCACTGACCGCATCGTCGAACGCAGCCCGGAACTCCTTGGCGCGATCCCAGGCGCCGCCACCGGCGACATCCAGATCAACCCCACGCAGCGCCAGGTACGCCGCCCAGTTCAAGATATCCATGTGGTGCTCTTCCGGAACCTCGGGAACACCGTCTGGCACACTGAGACTCAATGAAGTAAGAGGCAGCCGTGCGACCCGCATGTTGCCGACAATGCCCACATAAGGCGCCAACGGCACCGGATAGAGCCGCAACTGGATCACTCTGTAAGACCCATTCGCCTCCTGGATCACGCCTTCATCCGTCGTCCACGCCACCGGCTTGCCCGGCGGCATGCTCGAAAGTTGACTTGGATCAAAAAAGTAGGTGTCGGGCTGGCGGTAGGTATCGAGGTCGCTGTGCCCGGCGCGGGCCATATCGGCCTTGTCGCCGGTCATCCGCACCGACAGCACGCTGAGAACATGCGGATCGAGCGTGTAGAATTCCTGACTATCCACAGTGGTAAACTGACAAATCGCAGGCGTCGTCGCATCGCGGATGCACTTGGTCTGCCGGGCAAACCGGTTCTGCCCCTCGTTGATGTACCTGATCAGCCCGGTGTCAGACCATAAATAGTCAGATGCACCGGCGACCTGGTCGGAAACATCCCGAAGCACGTGATGGCGCAGTTCGGCCAGCAGCTCGCCAGTTTGCATGGGTCACCCGTCGATGCGCCGATAGGGGAATCTCAGCCGTGAACGGTAGCCGTTGACTCGCTGCGTCTGCGGGTCGACGACCGGCACCGAAATGACTGCATCATTCAAGACGCTCAGCACCTCCTGCGGCACCTGCGCCTCGACGCCGGCCATCAGCAGGTACGGTCTGCCATTGGCCGAGATGAAAAGCCCGGTCGGCGGGATCGCCGGGTCTTCTTCCAGAATGACCTTGAACCGCGCAACAGCTTTCACTGGAGGCGGCGTCGGCGGTGGTGCAGGGGGTGCATCGACTTTCACCGCAGATGGCACATCGGATAAGTTAGAGCGCGCATTGCGCGGCACCGACTCATTATCCTCAGGGAGCACTGTGTTCATTTGTCGTCATCCTCTTCTTCCGCTTCTTCCTCTTCTTCCTCGTCTTCATCTTCGCCCTCTTTGGCCGCCGTATCGAAGCTGGTCGCGTACTCGTCTTTCTCCGGAATGATCTTGTCAAGATTCTTGGTAATGAAAGCGATGACGCCAGCCTCGTCGTCAAAAACAAATTGCCGCTCCGGGCTCCTATAGGGGCCATCGGATTTCTGGTTCTTGGCGATGATCGCCGGATCGTCCATGCAGACAACAAATCCGTTCTGCGCCCGCTCGATGCGTATGCTGTTCATCATCGCTCAAATCCTTGTTTGCCACGACCTTATCACTATGAAGCACTCCCTTGAAGCACCATACCGCTCCGCCGCCCGTACAGCGACATGACCGGCTCGGGAATCGGAGCACCGCCATAGGCATCGCCGACACCGGCCGCTAAACCATACGAGAGTGCAGTATGCGGCGTTAGCCCGAACGCGAGCCCGACGCCATTGGCCTGCCCGAACGAGAACTGCACCCCAAGCGTCGAGCTGATCGCGGCCGCATCGCCGGTACTGGGAGCCTGACCGAGAGAGCCTGCGCCAGCCCCCAGACCGCCGACACCCGCAGCCGCGCCGACGGCCAGGACGATTGCACCGCCGCCCGCCGCCGCTGCACCCGCGCCTCCGGCACGGGCGACGACCGCCCCAAAGGCTGCACCGACGGCATTACCGCTCGCCTGAGCTGCCCCCGTAGCAGCAGCCACAAACGAGCCCGAGCCAATAGCACCGCTGACGCCGGCACTGGCGCCGGCGGCAATCTCAGGCAGTACCGCGGTAGCGTCCCCGGCACCGATCGCCAGGCCAGTCGAATCAGCCTCGAAAGCGTACTCCGCGAACGCATTCCCGTAGCCGCTGGCGAGCCCGACGACGCCTGTACCAGCAACACCCAGGGCGGCGCCGAACCCATCGGCGAAACCTGCAACGCCGGCTATGGCCACCCCAGCCGCACCGCCAAAGCCAGCCGCGAATGCCGCCACGCCGGACATGGATGGCGCGGATGCGTGGCTGGTGCCAGCGCCAAAGGCCACACCGGCAGCATCCGTAAAGGCCGCCGAGGCGCCCTCGGCACTTCCCGCTCCGCTCGCCGTGGCGAAGCCAGCAGACCCGCGGACGCTCGATGCGCGCGCCGCCCCGACCCCGCTCGCCTGGCCCTTGACCTTCTTTGGCTTACCGCCAGGAATAGTGCTGAAGCTGGACGCAACGCCGGTGCCGGCAGCGCGCCCGCTGGCAAGTTGTGCCGACGCCTGAATAAAAGCGACCGACGCCCACTGCTCCAAGGCAGCTTGTGTATTGATCACCTGGGTAGAGGCAGCTGGGACGGTCGACCACTGCTCTACCGCAATCTGGGTAACCTGCTCACTGGGTGAGCCCGTTACCCATTGCTCGATCCCGATCTGCGTGACATTTGCACTGGTCATCGCTCAATGTCACGTCTCGCCTCGTTCATGCGGCCCCGAATGAGCTCTACATCGGTGACGCCATCCGCGTAGCATTCCAGCACCGCGTCGCTCATCGCCTTCTCGATGGCGCGCGCACGCGGCTCGTTCGCAGCCGACAGCGCCTTGACCGCAACTCCGACCGCCTTAACCTCATGTGGATAGAGCCGCGCCGCCCTCGGCTTCAACCGATCCGGCAACCCGGACGGCAGCCCGCGCTCACACAGCCAGGCATGCGAGTAGCAACGTAGCCTTACGGGAATCGACTCGGCATGTGTGCGCGCGTAATGAAGGGTAACGAGGGCCTCAGCATTGTTCTTCGGCTGCGGCAAATGCGGAGATACGTGAAACCATAGATCGCATATCCCAACGACGTCGAGATCAATCAGACAGCGGCGGAATGCATCAGCATGGTTCATGAACAACTAGCTGAGGGTGATAGTGGTCGCTGTGGTGAGCACGGGAGTGACACTCGCACCAGCGCCAATGTTCGGCGTGACCGTGCCGCTCCAGAGGATCGGTGTCCCGCCGCCACCGGTCTTGCCTGTGCTGAAATTGGTGACTGTCGAACCCGCACCCGCACCGCCGACCGGGAAGGTGATGTTGGAGACCGGCGAGCAGTTTGCGGGACCGACTCCCACTACCGTCCAGCCGCCGATCGTGCGCGCCACGCTCGCGCGCGCGTAACCCGTATAAGTGGCTTCGCTGGTTGCCTGGTTGCCATTCGTGCCCGGATCGGCCGTATGCAGCGCGATCGCGATGTTGGTCTGCGGGGCATTGGCCGCGTTATCCGCATAGTTCGCCCATGCGGTGGCGTTGAAGATCAGCTGCAGGATCGCTGTCTCAGTCGCGCCAGCAATGGCCATGGATCAGCCCTGAATATGGTAGCAGATCACCTTGCCGCTGCCGCAGACTGCCGCCGAAAGCGTCACGTTGGTATTACCGGCCGGATCGGAGCTAACGATGATGCCGCTGGTGGTGTCGATCGTCATGGCAGCAGTTGCTGTCTTGATGCTGTTGGTCGCCGGCATGCCCAGCTGCCAATGCCACGTCAGCACCCCGGTGACGTCCGTAACATCGACTGACAGCGCCTGGAACCCACAATTGAGCTGCACGGGATTGCCGGCCGACGTGAAAAAGCCGTAGACATCGGCCCCTTCACCAATAGAATCCACGCAGTTGCCGATCAGGTTCCCCGGCCCGGTATATGTCGGCGGGAAAGCGGCAGTATGCAGCGAGGTATCAATGATTTGCGTCGCCATCGAGAACTCCTATGAATCGCGCAAATGCAAGAAGCTACTTCGCCTTGGCCGGCTGCAACGAAAGCTCGATCTTACCCTCGACCGGCTTGCCAGTCTCGATCACCATAAGCTCGGCCGCCGCTTCCGCCGGCGAACCATCTTCGCTCGCCGCGGTGATCTTGATCGCCGCATGTCCGGGGGCAGTTGCTTCCAGCTTGGCGCTCGCCGGGTCCGCATCGTCCGGCGTCACCGTCACCGGACCTACAGACGTCCAGGTGGAGGACGCGATCTTGACGTCGGCGCCATGCACATCCTTGAAGCTCGCCTTCGCGGTTCCGGTACCACCTACCTCCATCTGCTGACGCGGCGGTGGCGCGTCTTGCGCCGTCATCAAGACCGCGTCTTCCACATAGAGGTCTATGGGTCCTGTGTGTACGGGAGCACGCCTGCGCGGCTCGTGCGGAGTCTGATCGGTCACTTGAAATCTCCCTCTTACCTCGATTCTCGTTCAGTGAACGAGAATTACGCCGTGGCGCAGACCTCCAGACGAGCCATGAAGGCATCCTGCAGAATCACAGTGCCAGTGTAGAGCTTCCAGCCACAAGTGCCACGCTGCGCCAGTGGATCACCCGGCGCCGGCTTGGGGTTGACCACCATCGGCGTCATGGAAGATTTTCCCTTGAGCGGCACGATGCCGAAAGCATCGCGGCCGAAGTACAACACGGGATACACATCCCAGTTGACCCCGTTGGTCGAACGATACGTCGTCCCGCCGCTGGTGGCGGCGCCGGCGTTGGGGAACGGCGCGATCACCGTCGAGCTCAGGTAGCGGCATTGCTCAACGGTGCCGATCTCGCCCTCGAACGGGCTACTGTGAGGCCCGTAGCTCGCCACCGGCACGAAGCCGACCATGTTGCGGATGTCGCTCTCCAGGTCGGGATGAACGAGACCGAAGTACGCGGCTTCCACCGACTTGGTGGCGAAGTCGGGATTGGACGCCACGACCTGGGAAATCTTTCTGGAGTTCTGCCGGTTGAGCCCGGTCGACACCCGGCGCTGGTCAGTCAGGCTGATGACACCGGCGCAGTTCACCCGCCCCGCAACCAAATTCTGATACCAGACGTTGGTGCCCGCTTTGAGCACGTTGAACCGCAGTGTTTCCACTGTTACCGCTGCCTGCTCGCCCAGGATATCGGTGGATTGCTGCAGCACCGGATCGGTGTGGGTGTCCTCGATTACGTCAGTGATGGTGATATAATCACCGTACTGGTACAGCTGAACCGTGTAATCCTGATTCGCCAGCATGGAGCCCGAAGGCGTCACGCCCTCGACTAATGGCGTCAGAGCCAGAGGGATATAGAACGGCTGCCCGACACCGTTGACGCCACCGGCATCCGGACCGGCCGCGCCGGTCGCCCCCTGCAGGAAGTAACGTCTGAACTTGGCGGTCTGCGTCGAGTTGGTCGGCAGTGGATAAGTCTGGCCGAATTTCTCGATGTGCAGGTAGGGCATCGCCCGCTTGAGCATCCGCACGACGCTATAAGCCGCTACTGCTGGGCTGATATCTCCATAGCTGGTCACTGCTACCATGACATTACACTCCCTTAAGTGGAGCAGACAAAGTCGCCGTGCAACTCTTTAGCTGCACGTACGTATGCTGCACTAGCTTCTTCAGGTGAACTGAAGAACCCAAGATGCGTCTGCTTACGTAAATGACCAATCTTCGCCTGCCATTTTTGCTTCTGCGTGTTCCAGAAAACACCCTTAAATCCAGCCTTGTTGTTACTCTGGATCGAACGATTATACTGATTTTGCGACCGGCTGCATACCCGCAAGTTCACCCACCGATCATCCGCTCGATCGCGGCTCACATGATCGACGAACTCTGGCATCTCCCCGGTCATGTACAACACCGCTAACCTCGAACATCGGTACATCTTATCAAGCAACCTAATCTTGATGTACCCGTCCTGATGCAAACACCCTGCCCGACGTCCCTCTTGAACCTTACCCTGATCCCGCGATCGAGCCCATGTGAACACCCCAGTCTCCGGATCGTAGTCAAGCCACTCCTTAAGCGTCGCCTGGTCCATCCTAATACCCTAGGACGCGCGAGCAAACTCGGCAAAGGCGGTGTCAAAGTCGGCTGGGGGCGCGACCACATTGGCCCGCTTGGTGCTGACCGGCGCGAGGCGTGCCGCGGCTGCGGCTAATGCAGGATTGACGGGAGGTGCAGGCGCCGAGGCAGCAGCGGCAGGCACAGCCGGTACCGGCTGGCCCCCTGATGCTGACGTGGTGGACTGCATGGTTTGATCTTGCTTGAATCTATTGATGAGGTCGACGACCTCGGTCGCCGTCCCCGCTTTGATAACATGCTCATAAGCTGAGCGCAAATACGCAGGTTGACGGGCTGCCCAGGTGGTCAGCTGGTTCGAGACCGTGTCGTAGTCGGTGACCTGACTCTGCAGCTCGGATAGCTGCGACCGGTCCGCCAGGGTGTCGATGGTCTGCAGGTAGGGTGCCAATGACGCCGCCATATCCTGATACATGCGGCGCGCGGTTTGCGTCATGATGCCCCGGATCATTGTCTCGGTGGCGCGAGCGACATCAGGCCAGTCAGTATAAAAAGTCTGCAGCTGCGCCACTTCCTCGGCGTTGAAGAGCGCCGGTTCCGGGGCCTGTGCCTGTGCCTGTGGCTGCGGCGGCGGAGGTTGTGGCTGCGGCGGCGCAGGAGGCTGTGGCGCGGGCGGCGCCGGCGGCGCCGGCGGTTCAGCCACTGGTGCGGGCGGTTCAGCCGCCGGCTCTTGCACTAGAGGCTCGGCCGGCTTGGGCGCAGGGGGCGTAGGTTTCTTCGGCGCGGGGGGAGCAGCCGCAGCCGGCTTTGGCTCCGCCTCGGCAGCCGCGGCCTCGGCGAATGCCGCCTCGAACGAATCAGGTGCTGGCGGCTCAGGCGCGGGCTCGGGTGCCGGCGGCGCGACAGGAACAGGTACAGAAAGCGCCGGGGCTGGCGCGGGTGCCGGCGGCTCAGCAGGCGCTGTAGTAGCATTCCCGCGAGGGAGTCGTGCCATGGATCATTACTCCTAATCTCTACTCAGTTATCGCACGCTCACCGGACAACTCGGATATCAGCTTCTCCAATGTGCGTGCCTCACCCTGCAGCAAAGGTACATCATTGAGGGAGGCCTTGACCAGCCGGCCCTGGCATAGCACCAGGCGCACCGCCAGGAGCTGGCGCACCGCCATTAGCTCCGGCACCGAGCGCGCCGCTTGCAAGCGCCGCAGCAAGTCCACCTCCTGCTGGCGCGCCTGCGAGGGTTGGCGCCCCGTTTGGGGTACCTGAGGGTTGGGGTTGAGCAGACTGGGCGGCAGCTGCGGCGGGTCCGGCGAGCTCATTGCTCATTCCTTTCTCCAGGATGCCCAGTGCCGTATCTACCAGCTGCGCATCCGCATTGGCAGTGTTCTTCTGCCCCTGGGCGATATTCTTGAACGCATCGGAGAGAATCTTGCGGAGGTTAGCCTCCATCAGCTTGCTCTGCTGATCCTGTTGCTCTTGCTGACTCTGGCTCTGCGCCTGCTGGCGCCGTGACGCCTCATCCTCGGTCACCAGGATGTCGTCCATGTCCCTAGCCTTGACCTGAGCCTCGGTGAGCTTTCTCTCGTCGACGTGTATCATCTGCTCGGGCTTCAGCGTCTGTACCAGCGAATCAGCCTGCATGCCACGTAGCTCCTTGGCCATCAGGCTGGTGGCGCCGCGTGCGATCACGTCATAGTCGCCATCGGGCGCCTGATCCGGGTTGAACACCCTGTTAAAGAGCACCATGGCGTTGATCACACTTTGCGTGAAAGTGTCGAAGCTCCTGATGATGTCCTTAAAGGGTAGAGCAGCATCGCCCCTAAGCATCGAGGCGCCTGCCGCGGTGCGCAGCGGCTCGGACGGAGCCTTATCCATGTCGCCGCCCGTTGCCGGGCCGACGAACGTCTCGCTATCGGCAAACTTCAAGCCAAGCTCGACAATCTTCATAAGGCTATCGAGGTGCGCATCCACGGAGACATTGCGCACTGCCGGCCATTGCGCCTCGGGCCCGGAGCCCTCGCGGTACCAGATTTTGTAGGCGGTAATGGCGCTCAAGTCCTGATCAAGGCGCAGCAGATCAGTGTTGAGCTCGATGTTGGGGCCGCAGACGACGCTGGCATTATCGAGCAGCATGCGTGTCGCGGCAGCAACCATCATCTGGCTGTCTCTGATCGCTTGCGGCAAACCAAAGCCGACCGGGGACGTATCGTCCTCGTCAAAGAGAAACGTGTGAATCATAGGAGGAATAGATATCGAGGGCATCTCCTTGGTTAAATCTTCCCAAGGATTTAGTCTTGCGCCGATGACATTGGCATCAAGCATCCAGATTTCTGCGTCGATGTAATCGGAGAGCTTGTCCTCGGAAACCTCTACGCCGACCTCTTGAAGCAATCTGCCATCCACCGAGCCATGCCACACCATGAGCTCGTACTTCATCGTCTCCGATTTCATCTCGTTGACGTTGACCTTGACGCCCATCGCCCGCAGCTCCATCTCGAACTGCTGCGTGCGGTAGTTGCCTAAAGGATAACGCTGCAAATAAGCGTCGATGACGCTGGTGAAGAAATCGGGTCTGCCGCCCAGCTCTTTTACCTGTGTGCGACTCATGACGTGACGCACGAAGTAGCCGTCCATGCCCTGCAGACTCTTGGCGCTGAGATCAGGGTAGAAGTCCCAGACGGGCAAGAATTCGAAGTAGGGCTTGAAGGTCGTCTGCTTGACCGGCTTGACCACCGGTGGCGGGGGCGCTTGGGGTGCCTGTGGCAGTGCCCCAGCCGCAGGCGATGCCCCTGGCATACCCCCGTTCATCTGAGGTGGTGCACTCCCATTCATCTGCGGAGGTGGGGGCTTCTGTACCTTCCACGTCACCGTCTCCGACTTGCGCACGAACGGACCGCGCAGGACGCCGAGCCCGTACATGATGCCGGAGCGAATCACGGCACGATTCAGCGCGACGTAATCCAGCGCCTGGTGCCCGCCTAATTCCTGCAGCTGGTCATCAATAAGAGTACTAAGCTTGTCGGCGCGCAGGTCAGCATAGCGATCCAGCGCCTCCATCACGTAGTTGTTGAACGCAAACGCGTCGGTCGGGTCGGGCGTCGGCACGCCAGCGGCCTGGTCTTTTTCTTGTGCTAAATTAATCGCATCACGGACTTCCTGCGAAGTGATATCCGGCCACGGCGCGGCATGGATTTCCCAGTTGCGCTCGTTGCCCTGGAACATGAGATTCATAATCCTGGCGAGCACCGAAATGCACTTGGTTCTCGTGATCTTGGGATAGGCCTTAGACCGGTTGGGGCTGAAGGACTTCTCTACCTCGGGGTCGTAGAGTCCCAGATACTGCCGCTGGTTCGCCAGCCAGCGCAGCTCGACGATCCTTCTATCCGCAGCATACTGCATGAACATCTGATTGAAGCGCTGGCCCAGGGTGACGAGTGCCGACGGAGAAATGCGCTTGACCGGCGGGCTGGACGCGGGATCGGGCGTATCCTTGGTGGGAGCAGGCGTCGGAATAGAGAGACCGGGCGGCGTGAGGTCCGGATCAGGATAGGCCTTGGCCGTGTTCAGCGGCGGCTCGGAGGTCGGGATCGCCATGCCTCACTCACTATCTCGCTCTATCTCACATGATAGCTGCTGCGCTCGGGCTGCCGAAAGGCGAGGGCGCCCTGGCGCCGCGCCGCCAGAGTCCCTACAGGGAGACGATAACGTGTTTCACGTTGGCGGTCACGAGCGAAGAACCTGCACAGGTAGCCGAATGCATCGCCTGGGTGGGAGTAGAGGTTCTTCTCCGGATCATGCCCGCGCAGCGTCTCGCGCTTCAAGTCAGCGCTGTAGCGCCAGCCGCCTTTCAGCGCCCGGATCAGCATCTGGCAGCTGGGGTCGACCTGCAAGGCAGCGCGGCCCTCCACCAGCGTGTTGGTGTAGTGGTCGATGGCATCGAGACGCAGTGGCAAGCGGTTGTTGGACTCCACGTCGACCTCGTAGTGCTGGCGGAAGATTTTCACTACCGTGCGCTCGTCGGTCTGGGTGCGGGATGCAGCCGCGGGATCAGCGGCGACGATGACACGACTCACCTGCGGAAATCTGTTGCGCAGAAGCGGTTGCAGCCGCTCCTGGATGAGACGCTCGGCGCCCATGCCTTCCTGAATTAGTTCCGCGAAAACACGTACGCGGCCGTCGTAGTCCTGCTGGCCAACGATCATGGCCGAGCCAGTGATCCCCGGATCGAGGCCGACGATGAGGGGGAAGTAAGGGTTGGGCTGCAGCGTGTGCGGGAGAGCAACGTGCAAATCGGCGCGGAAGCCGGAGACTACAGCTTTACCAGCTATGGAAAAGCCCCACTCGGCGTCGACGAACTGCCTGACCCAGGTCTCTGACTTTCCTGCTATGGCATCGAGATAGTACTGCTTGCCTCCTGGTAGATTTTCGAGGTTCTCGGCGTCGGGAGAGAGACCTCCGGGCTGGTGGTAGTAAGAAGCGATGGGCTCCATGGGAGCCCCGGGAGCGCTAGGTGCCCACGTCGCCACGTCGCCAATACTGTCGGGAACCTGGGTAGGAATTGGCATGTTGGCTAGACGCTTGTACCTGCGCACCGCGGGCCCATGCAGGTAGTCGTGCCACCACACGTCTTCTGTACCTGGGTTGGATGACCCCCACATCCCCCAGATCGTAACAGGGGTGCCATCGGGCTGGCGATAGCGGCCGAGGCGGGCGGATAGAGCGTCGACGATCTGCTTGGGGAGCTCGACGAACTCGTCGATGATGGCGAAGTTGATCTCAAGGGAGAGCACGCGTCTGACATCGTCCGGCGTATCGAGCGGGCGGAAGAGGACCTGGCACTCGACATCGCCGTAGCGCAACGTGAAGATTTTATCCGTGGCGCTCCATTGACCCGCTATCCCATCCTTGAACCAGTACTCCCAAGAAGCGAGCGTCGTGTCCTTGAGCA